AATGTTACATACCTTCCTTTAGCTAAACCATGAGATCCTTTATTTATAGTTACAGTATTTGAACCATTAACAGTTGTTATAGTGCATCCAGTAATAGCTGTATCTAATGGTGTAATATCAAAAAAATCATTACCATAATATAAAAACAAACCTTGCGACGTCCCAATGGCTGTATATTTTTCACCTGCAAAAGAAGTAAAAGCGTGTTGTTTTCTAGCAGCCCCTGGTAATGTTTTTGAGGCAGCAGTTAATTGATTCCAACCTCCTATTTTTTCAGGTAGTCCATATCTAAATCTAACAAAATCACCATCTGTCCATTGCCCTTCAGCACCAGATTCTGTGTCTTGTTTGTTAAAACCAGGCTTGAAATTTAATTTTTGTAGCATATAATAGCTTATATATCAGTTTTATAAAGAATGAAAGTATCATAAATTATGTCTTATGACCACAAAATATCAGATTTAAAGTACAGAATTAATGAATTAGTTCCTAAAAATGTTTGTAAATATTTCATAGATTTTTATGAAAACAATTCTAAACATGCTTTAGATGAATATAGTTATAAATATAAAACTAATAAAATAGAAGACGATAATTTTAAATGTATTAACTTAACTACTAATTCTTTAGAAAATAAAATTTTTATAGAACCTCTAGAATTAGCTAAAAAATATATAAACATAATGATAACTAATTATGTTTTACATATTCAAAATAATATATGTCCTATATTTAACTCACTTCATCTTCGTGACTCTTTTAATATTCGTATTTTAAAATATGAAAAAGGACAATGTATAAAAGATCACACTGATATGGGTCTTAATACTGTAAGAGCATCTTGTACTTTAAATCTAAATGAAGATTATGAAGGTGGTGAATTTAGGTTTTTTGATGGTCAAATTAAAGATTCTTTTAAAACAGGTGATGCAATGATATTTCCTGCAGAACCTATTTGGATTCATGGAACAGAACCTATTACTAAAGGCACTCGTTATGCTATTAATTGTTTTTTGCGTACAGGAGGAATATAGTGAAATTAGTATATCAAATACCTAATCAACTTTATTATATTCAAAAGTTTTTAGATTATTCTACTTATAAAGGTATTCATGATGCCATATTTAAAGAACGTAAAAGTATTAATTTGCATACATCTAAAGGTCTATGGGCAGAAGAATTAATAAATAATATAATTCCTCCAAAAAGAGTAGGCGTACAAAATTATCCGCCATTTGAAAAATTAAAAACTCTAACTCATCATAATCAATTTTATCAATTGAAAGATTTTAAAAGCATTACTAGTAATATTCATTATATGGAAAAAGGAGCAGGTATTAATTGGCATAATGATGGCAAGTGGACATATGGAGCAACATATTATATTAATAACAGATGGAATACTCAGTTTGGTGGAGAGTTAATGTTTAAGACAGAAAACAATCATGGTTATATACCCGTAGTAGGTAATTCTTTAGTAATAATAAAAGCTCCGCTTGAACATAAAGTTAATCCTGTGTTAAGTCCAATTATACCAAGAGTATCAATACAAATGTTTATAAAATAAAGAAAGGTTAAATAAATGAATTTTAGATTATTTGATATTATTGAAACTGAAAAATTTCAATTTGTTAGAATTCACAAAAATGGAAACATAAGTATTGAAAAATGTATTAAAGATAATTTTAAAAAAGAAGATATATATTACACCAATCATCTTTCAAAAAAAGTTAGATTTTGTATTATAAGAGATCCTTATGAAAGATTTTTGTCAGGTTTAAAATGGGATCTGTGGTTGAATAAAGTTGATATTAAAGATGTAGATATTAAAACATTATTTACTGCTAATGAACATCATTTAAGAAATAGTTGGATTGGACATATTAAACACAGCACTTCACAAATTCCATATTTATTTAATCTTCAATGCAGTCATTATATAGATATATCTGATTTAGATTTATTTTTAAAAATGCATTTTAAAAAAAGTGAACATGAAAATAAATCTCCTCTTGATGGTCCTAAAAACATTGAAAAATATATTGATAAAAATGAAATTATGAAATATTTACATTTAGATTATTATGTATATGATAGGATTAAAAAATCTCCATTTTTATGGGAGTGGCAACACGGAAAGATATTTTAAATGATAGAAAGAACGGTAAATATAACTAACTTTATAGGAGTTTATGATAATTATATTACTCCACAAGAATGTCAAAAAGCTATTAATTTGTATGATGATCAGGATAAGTTTAATAATACAGTTAATAGAATAGGCACAGAAAAATCTTCTATTTTAGATAAACAAGATCAACAATTTTTTGCAGCACCTAATAATGTTGATGTTTGGTGGGAAATTTTAAAACCTATGATAGTAAATTTTGATTTAGCTTGGAAACATTATGAAACAAATTTAGGAGCTGCTCAAGCTTATGGAATCTCGGAGTTTAAATACACAAATTTAAAAATTCAAAAAACTTTACCTACAGAAGGATATCATATTTGGCATATTGAACACAACAAAGGGTTTGATAATGAACCTAGAGCTTTTGTTTTTTCAATATATTTAAACGACGTAGAGGAAGGTGGAGAAACAGAGTTTTTACATTTTTCAAAAAGAGTAAAGCCTAAAACAGGAAGAATAGTTATATGGCCTGCAGGTTTTCCATACGTTCATAGAGGAAATCCACCCTTATCGGGTGAAAAATATATTTTAACGTCTTGGATGATGTTAAGGTGATTAAAATAATTGATAAGTTTTTTGATAATAAAATTTTAAAAAATATTCAAGATCATATAAGCACTAAAATATATTTTACTCCTAGGTATTTTAAAGAAAAAGAAAGAACCATAGAAAATTATTATGGAAGTAGATTTAAATTATCTGAAGATAAAGTTTTATTAGATACTTTTGTTAAAGAAACAGAAAGTAAATTTAAAATTAAAATAAAAAAAATTGGATCAGACTCAGGTATTGATCTAAGAAATACAGATAGATTTAGACCTCACACAGATCCAGCTAAAGTTAATATCTTAATTATGTTAAAAGGTCCAAAAGCAGTTACAAATGGAACTGTATTTTACACAGAGAAAGAATTAGATATACATATAGGCTTTATGGAAAACAGAGCTATAATGTTTCCTTCTAATAAATTTCATTCCGCTCACGCGACTAATATTCCTAATTTAAAAAGATATACAGCTACTTTATTTTTAGAAGATTATGAAGAATAAGATGTAGGTCTTGCACCTAATCTAGCAATTTTATCGTCTGCAGTTTCATCTTCAATATTATCATTATCCCAATCAGATTGTAATTGAGCTAAGTGAGCTGAATCCCATCTACTAGTAAAGTCTGTAAAATCACCTAAGTCTGCATCTTCCCAGTTAGAATGAGGAGTATCATCTCTATATTCTACAGTGTCACTTGGATTAGCTGTTCCATATTGAATAGCCCAGATGTTTGAAAACTTACCTTGTGCCCAAAAAGAATCATCTGAGATAACATATCCAACACCTTCAGAAGCACCTTCAGCATGATTTTTAATTACTTTTTTGTCTTCAAATATTACTGTCCATTGTGCGTTTGTTGCCATAATTTCTCCTACGTCTTGATAATATAAATTACTGTTAAAAAAGGTTGTAAAACTGAAGTTGAGTCACCCGTAAAAGTTGCACTCATATTATGAGAGTGACCATTACCTGAACCTGCACTACCCGTTGATGCACTTGCACCTCCAGCAACATAACCAGGGTTTGCTGCTGCTCCAACACGTACTCTTCCAGTAGAAGGACTTCTACCTTGATTGTGAGTGTGTGATGCAAGCTGTGATTCTGATAAAGTTGCATTCGCTGTTGAACCACCTACGTTTCCAGTAGATTGAACTGTGTTCGCTCCACCTGTTGACGCTAAAGCTTTATTATTAGATTTTCCAACTGCTACGTTGTCTTGTAAATCAGGAACATTAAAAGTTGATGCACCATCTCCAGTTCCATAAGTTGTACTTATGATTGCAAATAATGCAGAGTAAGTTGATCTTGAAACTGCTTGACCATTACATTCTAAGAAACCTGTTGGCACTGAAGAAGAAGACCACGGCACAATAGTAGCTGTAGGAATTCCCTCGATACCTGTAAGGTTTGCTCCTGAAAAATCGTATTTTGTTGCTTCGTAATTTGACATATTATTT